AGTGTTTGCATTTAGTGTAGTAAACGTACCTGCGGCGGGAACCGTACCCCCGATAACCGTGCTATCAATCGCACCAGAATTAACGTCAATAGATGTAATCGCAGTTGTACCAGAAGCAGTTAGGTTAACCACCGAAGTGTCACCTGCTACGCCTAGTGTACCAGTAAGCGTGGTATTCCCTGCCACAGACAAATTTGCGCCTAGTGTAGCATTGCCTGTGATAACGCCTGTTCCACCGATAGACAGGTTCTGGAATGCAGAAATACCACCTGATAGCCACAGGTCTTGGAAGCGTGTAGAAGGCTCTCCAAGGTCCACAGTATCTGTAGCTTCAGGTATAATCTTGTTGGCTGTCTGAACTTGAACCAGTTCACGCCAAACGGCTGCGTTGGTAGTATTACCGACACAGATAAAGACACGACCAGTTGTGGTGTTTTCCCACATAGAACCTGGGGCATAGCCATCGCCAGCATCGTCTGTGGTAGTTGGGTTTGTAGTTGCAGCAAGATTATTCTTACCGCCGATACCGCCATGTACGGCAGGAAGATATCCACTTACGGAAGTCGTAAGATCAATCTTTGGAGCGTTTCCGCTAGTACCGTCGTGACTGTGACCCGTTGAACCGTTGAAGGCAGAAGCCAACTGGTTAAATTCAGCATTAATCGGTGGAGCCGTAATGTCTGCACCGTTAATAATGTCGGCAACGGATTGTCTCGTATAACCTGCCATTTGTTATCTTCTCCCTGCAGCGGAATATTCGAACACGATGCCTTGAATGGAAAACGGTTCAGATTGCCCGACGGTCACATATGTAGCCCGTACTGAGAACCCAGAGCCTTGAACATCGGATGTCATAATTGGTTTAGATGAACCACCATACAGGACGTTAGCGCCTGCATAGCTGATTGATCGTCCAGCATAGACGGTAGGACCGCCTTGGCTTTGTTGAGTGTAAGTTGATGGACGGGCGGTGTTATAGTCACCCCAATCGTAAGCAAGCGAAAGGTTGAGTTCCATTGGACCTTCCGCACGGATGAAAGTGTTTACCTTGCGGATATACTTACGTTGTTCTGTTTCGCCAAAGTCTAAGTATGGCGTCGAATAAATCGAAACAATGTCTGTTCCGTTAAAGCTAGTACCTTGTTCCTGACGATATACTTTACCATCATAGTCCCCGTGAAGAACAAACTCTTCTGTGCCAATATAATCAGAAGCGGTGCAGGAAGCACGAATGCCTACAAGTTCACCAAATTCCCAAGTGATAGAACCAGAACTATCCGTTAGACCCCCAATTAGGCCAAAGCTATCTGTAACAAAGATATTATCATCACCAATGAAATATCTGATCTGTGACTTAGAACGAATAACAACACCATTAAGGGTGTCCATATTGTAGTTCTTAATAGTATCAATAAGAGTAGCTTGAATAGGTTTTGAAACCGTTTCTAGTTCAACGTCACCAATACGAGATGTACCAGCCACAGGACGGAAACCATCAGGCGCTAAGAACATCAAGTCGCCTGCAATCTCTAGAACGCTATCACGGGCAACACACCCAACGTTTGCGGTAACCTGATCTAGAACAAAGCCATTAGTTAAATCCGCCGTGATCTTCTTAATAGCGTTGTTGCCAAAGATGAAAAGGTTATCACGGAAGGGTTTAATCTGAATTACGTCGAAACCGATAGCAACTTGCCCAGCGCCATTCGCTACCATGAAGTAATATGGATCGTTTGGTGCAGAGTGGGCGACTGCGCCCTGCTTTGTTCTATCACCGCCAATAAACAAATGGTTTTCAAATACGTCTACGATAGAAGGTGCATTAAGGCACTGATCACCACCACCTGTGTTTGTGGTATGGCCTGCAGTACTAGGATCATCACCTGTACCTGTAGAGGTTAGTTCTTCCCAATGACTTCCATCAAATACGATTGCAGGGTTAACGCCATCCACAAAACAGATTTTGTTCCCGTCACCAAAGTTAAAAGTAGCAAAGCGTAGTTTATCTACAGTACGAACACCATCTGTGGTGTCCCGTGTGATTGAATGATCTAAGGTAAATGGACGCCATCCAATGTAAGCTGTGTGGTAATAAAATCTGTAAGTATTCGCACCTACGTCCTTACGGGCAGCAATAATCTGCGTGGTGCTAGTAGTGTCGTTCTTAAAGATGGCAACGCAAAGAACCTTACCTTCGGCAGAGCCTGCGTTGTTAACATCGTCTACTTCACCGTAATCGCCATCATAAAGTTGAAACCCTTCAATACGACGATACCCGCCATATAAAGACGGTTCATAATTAACAAGGCGGGTAGCAGAACCCGCAGCGTTATCAGACAAATCTAAGTGGTTTTCGTTAGAGTTGAGGCCACCTGAACAGATGACCTTAAAACTCTCAATGCGATCTGGCATTAGAAGTTAACCCTTGTATCCCGTACATATTCGTAGTTGTTGATGTACAAGGTCTGCAGGTCTTTCAGTCCTTTTTCAAAGGACATGAACGCTGCCTGTGCGCTTTCGAGGTTATCTTTAAACATGTAGAGGTGGTACAACGCACCATCCACGATAACAGTATCGAAGCTTTCTGGAATGCGGGTGACATCATTATAAGCAGTAATGTCAGAGTAATTTAGATAATAACGGAAACGAACCTGATAAGCTTGGTCAGGTGATGGGGAAACCCCAAAGCCATTGCCGTGTGATGGAAAAACAAAATCAGGAACACCCCGACCAGATGAACCTGCTTCATAGTCTGCGTCACGATGGTTTTTATACCATTCGTCACGATCAATTTGTTTAAGAGTTTTATAGCCTACATTCTGGCTAGTGTTCTTTAAAATCTGAAAACTGTTCCAATCTGAAACTTTAAAGTATGAAGGCCAAGTATATTCCGTCTGTCCAGCCGCCAATGTTTCGGTATGCTCTGCAGCATTAAAGGGCCATTCAAATTCAGCTTGGTTAATTCTTGCGACTGCAGCTTTCACTGAGTCTTTGACTAAGGCCTGAATACCACGCACGTTTGCAAAGTCAGCCGAAGCAATCTCAACTTCGTTGAGGCGACGAATAACTTGGTTGCAAAGATCAATATAGGTTGAAGGCATCACAAACCCCTAAGACAAGATAAGGGGGCCAGTTAAGACCAGCCCCCCATTAGTTTATGCTGCGTTGTAGTTTGCAGTGACCAATGCTTCTGGGCGAAGAATCTTGCGCCCATATAATTGCATACCACGCACGATATCTGCGAAGGTGTCAGGTGAACGGAAAGATTCAGTCTTAGCGATCTGATCTGCAACCGATACCGCACTGTCGTGACCTGCAACGATAACACCGAAGTTGTCTTCCGAACCGCCAGAAGCAGTAGTGCCTGCGCCTGTGCCAAGATATGGAAGGTTGTTCGATGTATATACACGGAAGCCACGGATAGTGCCTGGAAGACGACCATTACGGACTTCGCCTTCTCCACCGTAGTCACGGTTGACCAATTTTGCGTCTTCATCCATCAGGATTTCTTTGAAGACAGGATCAACAACGACCCAGCGCCCGTCAGTATCAACGTTTGCAGCGTCCATCAGACGTGCCATACGGTTCAGGACTGCTAGAGGCGAAGTGATGCCGCCAGCGCCGCCGCCTGCCGCTACAGGGATAGAAGTAACTTCACCCAACACACCCAAGTCAGAACCACCGAAGGCAGTAATGTCTAAACGGTTTGCTGCCAAAAGTTCGTCTGCGCCTGCAGAAGAGTTGGCTTTGGTTCCTGCAGATGCCGAACGACGTGCCCATGCACCCGCACCACCTGTCCAACCAGACAAGTAGCCTAGGACTTCAGAGTCAAACGCATCACGCAATTTATAACCTGCACGATCTGTTGCTAAGTCAATAAAGTTAACATGCCAATCTTCAACAAGTTTCGCTACTTACTTGCCCGTTCTTTTATGAACTGCTGCATATTTCTATGCAGAGGAGACTATATCATCACCCTAACATTCTGAGTTAGGGGCTAGGCGCTTCGGATCGCTTGATCCTACTCTCTTTCGAGATAGTCGTTGAACCTTCCGCTTCTGCGGCTTGGCTGCTGATTGCCCTCGGCTTTACGTTAGGGTGTCCCAGACAATTCACCTAGTTATTCAATCAGGATTACTCCTGAAGGCTCCCACTAATTAAGAGTGCGCTTCTTCGATGTCGTCCAATGCGAATTGGAAGTAGTTCGCTTGGTCAACAATCATGGTGAAGTCTGCGTCGGTCAAATCTTGAGTTGCAAGAGTTGTACCACGGGCATAGGTGTTGATGGTGATTTCAGGCTCTTTGATGATACGCACTGTATCACCCATGTTTGCGATCTCACCGCTGTAATCAGTGTTACTGATATCTTCTACAACAGAAGAGTTGCGGAAAGCCTTTTGGACTTTCTTTGAATAGATAACTGGTGAAAAGTTACCATTCGGCAGGTTGGTATAACCTGATGCTACTGAGAATGCCATTTATGTCTCCTTTGTGAAATGGCTGGAAGCTTGCGCTTCGGACAGAACACAGAAGAGGACAGGTGAGTGGCAGTACTGTGGTAAGGGTGCGCCACGCTTTGCAGAGTGTGTCGGGCCTCACCGTACTGGTGGACTTATTGTCGTATTTCTTCTGGAAAAAGGAACAAAGGGGTAGTCTAAATGGAGGCCCTAGTCCTGATTAGAGATTGAAGAAACAACCTCATTATAGCCCTTTACCTAAAAGGCTAAAAAGAAACTGTTAATATAATAATTATAGCATTTTTATAGCCAACAGTAAATGGTCTTTATTATCTACTGTTGGCTTTTTATTTAACGGGCTGCGCCTGATACGTCGTATACGAAGTTACCTGTACGCATAGACTCCAAGATAGAGTCTTCGTACTTGTCGTATTCCCGATCAGTCATCTTGGCGACTTGGCTTTCAGAGAAGCGTTGCTTGCCGCCAGTAGGTGCAGGAGTAGCCGCAGATGTGCGTCCTACAGACTGTGCAGCGGAACGTGTTCCTGTACGCTTCTTGCCTTTGTCTGCCTTGTACAAATCAATCGCACGGGCGGCAGCTACAGCATCTGTATTGTTTTTATACAGAGCATCCTGAATGTATGTCGGCTGCATCGTTACCCATTCATGGAAGGCTGGGTCTTGTCGAATATCACCGAAGTCAGGATGAAGCTTCATAAGCTGTTGTTCTGCTTCTTTGCGAGTAAGTTTTTTCTCTAGGTCTTTAAGATGGCCTAGGCGCTTCTCGCCCTCTTCCAGTGCTTCATTTGCACGTTTACGAGCAATCGTATCTACGATCTTAGCTACGTCTGGATACTTTTTAGACCACTGATCAATCTCTTCGTCCGTCTTAGGAAACTTAATTTGTCCCTTTGCGGCAGTCTCTAGCTGGTGTTTTAACTGTGCTAGTTCCTGATCCTTTTGTTGTATCTGGCTTTGCGTGTGGCGTCGTAGATCACCATAACGTTTTTTAAATGAAGCTTCTTCTGAGTCTTGCGGTTCAGCTTCTACTTGGTTTGTTTTAGCCAATTCTTGGCTGTAAGACAGATCATCATCTGCCTCGTCTGCACGTTTATATCTTGCCATGATTTTTCCTTTGGGGGCCGCATACGGGTAGCCCAAATAGTTTTAGGATATGAATGCCACCTTGGGCTTTTTCAACATTCCGTATAGCGAAGTCGCAGTGCCGTATTCACTTTCCTGATACTCTTCAGTTTCATCGACTTCAGGTTCTTCTTCCGTAACCTCTACTGACGCCATCTCCACCTCATTGCCTTCTGGGGTTTCGTAAGCGTCTTCAGCCTCTTCCACTTCTTCGGCCTCTTCGACCTCAGATTCTTCATCAACGTATTGAATTAGTCCGTCGGCATACATGCCCATCAGACCCATCTTAGCCTCGGCTTCCATATCCATGATATGCTTCAAGCCGTGCCACTTCACGACATCTGCAGGCAGAACGTACTCGCCTTCAGAAATCATCACTGAAATATCGTCACGCACATTCTCTGCGGATGAACCGACAGGAATATCGTTACCTGATACAGGATCAACCATAAGCCCGTCGTCACAACCACAAGCCATACCGCCGTGGGACATTCCGTACTTTTCGTCCTGTTCTGGGTTATCTACTTCAACCTTTTGCGCTGCATCCGCTGCAGTCTTTTCATAGGCAGACAATTCACCATTGTTATCTTTATCGGCTTTCTTGTCGTCCCGTTGGAACTTCTTGTTTGCCATATCTTCGCCTTCCTGAGTATTGATGCCCTTACGGGCAACGGCTAGACCGCCCAGAGCAAATCCACTTTCTTTTATCTTGCTAATCATTGGGCCTGTGTCGTATCCGACTTTCTCTAAGCCCAGCGCACCCAAAGCCCCGCCCATCTTTGCAATGTCACGAAG